GTATGGAATGATTCTTTCATAAAACCATATCTAACTTCTTTGATTAAACGTCAGTGGGGACAAAATTTAATTAAATTTCAGGGAGTAAAACTTCCTGGTGGTATTGAACTTAATGGTAGGCAATTGTATGATGATGCACAAAGAGAGATTGATATTTTGATGGAGAAAATGTCAAATACTTATGAACTTCCACCATTAGATATGATCGGATAATATGCTCAATCCATTTTTTCTTCAAGGATCAAAAACAGAACAATCATTAATCCAAGATTTAATTAATGAACAACTTCGTATGTATGGTGTTGAAGTTTATTATCTACCAAGACAATATGCTACAACAAAAACTATAATTAAAGAAGTTATACAATCTAGTTTTGAACATGCATATCCCCTTGAGGCATATGTCAATACTTACGATGGATATGAAGGACAGGGAACTATTTTATCAAAATTTGGTGTTCAACCATTGAATGATCTTTCTTTAACAATCTCCAAGGAAAGATATGAAAATTATATTAAACCTCTTATTCAAGATCTTCCAAATATAGAATTATCAACAAGACCAAAAGAAGGAGATTTGATTTATTTTCCTTTAGGTGATCGTTTATTTGAAATTAAATTTGTAGAGCATGAGCAACCTTTTTATCAACTTCAAAAAACTTATGTTTATGTTCTGAAGTGTGAGTTATTCAGATATGAAGACGAAGTTGTTGATACTAGTATTGAAGAACTTGATGATAATATCAAAAATGAGGGATATATTCAAACTCTAAATTTAGTTGGTTCTGGAGTTACTGCAACTGCAATTACTGGTTTTGTGAATGGTGGGGTAAGATATATTACTTTATCACAAAGACTAGATGGTTATACATCTGTTCCAAATATTACAATATCTTCTTCTCCATCGGGAGGAAGTACTGCCGTAGGAATTGTAACAGTTAAAAAGGGTAAAGGATCTCCATCCTTTATAATTGAGGGAGTTCAACTTACAAATCCAGGATATGGATATACTATTGCACCTTCTGTGGTTTTCCTTGATGGTGGAAGTATTGGAGCGGCTGCAACAGCATCAATTGGAAACGGCATAGTAGGTATTATAACTATTACTAATGGTGGTTCTGGTTATACATCTCCTCCTTCAGTTTCAATTGGTTATAGTGGATTTAGTGGAATTGCGGCGACAGCGGTTGCAAGAATTAATAGTGTTGGAATTGTAACTCAAATAACAATCATTAACGCTGGTTCTGGTTATACTTCCACTCCAATAGTAACTTTATCCTCACCATATATGACTGGTATAGGAACATACGCATATAATGAATATGTTAGTGGAAGTATTAGTGGAACAACAGCAAAAGTTAGGGACTGGAATGTGACAACAAAAGAATTAAAGGTATATGAAATTGATGGAGAATTTATAAATGGTGATATTATTGTAGGTTCTGCTTCTTCTGCAATATATCAATTACGAACTATGGAAAAGTATAATACAGTAGATCCATTTTCAGAAAGTGATGTTATACAAAATGAAGCGGATGCAATTATTGATTTCAGTGAAACAAATCCATTTGGGATGCCCTAAATAAAATATCATGCTCATTAAACTGGCAATATAAGGATTTTCTAACATGTTTGAATATTTTTATCACGAAATATTAAGAAATACAATTATTGGATTTGGAACTTTATTTAATAACATTAATATTAAACATGTAAATGATTCTGGTGACGATGTTAGTATTCTAAAGGTTCCTATTGCTTATGGACCTACTCAGAAATTTTTAGCAAGATTAGAGCAGGTTCCTGACCTTAATAAACCGGTTCAATTTTCTTTACCAAGAATGTCATTTGAGTTTGTTGGATTAACATATGATCCAACAAGAAAAGTAACAAATACTCAAACATTTTTAAGTGGTCTTAGTTCAGATGCAAAGCAAATAAGAAAAACATATATGCCGGTTCCTTATAATATGCAATTTGAACTTTCTATTTTTACAAAGTTAAATGATGATATGTTGCAAATTATTGAACAAATTTTGCCATATTTTCAACCAGCATATACAGTAACAATTGATTTAATTAAATCCATTGGGGAGAAAAAAGATATTCCGATTGTTTTGGATGGAATTTCAATGGATGATCAATATGAAGGAAGTTACGATACAAGAAGATCTTTAATTTACACTCTTCGTTTTACTGCAAAAACTTATCTGTTTGGACCTGTTTCCGATGTATCTAAAGATGTCATTAGAAAATCTACTATTGGTTATGTTTCAAATGGTGTAAGAGATATTTCTTATTCTGTAGAACCAAGAGCAATTAAAAATTACACAGGTAATGTTCTTACTAATGTATCAAAAAATATAGATGCAGAAACCAATCTTATCACCGTCAATAATGCAACAAGTATTGCGGCAGGAACATATGTTTCCGTTGATAATGAAGAGATGTACATTAAATCAAAGTCGGGAAATATCCTTACAGTGATTAGAGGATCTGACGGCACTTCAATCACTGAACATGTTTTAGGTGCAGAAATAAAGAGTATTACTTCAGCAGATACTCAATTAATTCCATCTGGTGATAATTTTGGATTCAATGAACTATGAAAATGACAAAAAAATTTGAAGGGTTAAATGAAACTTTTAATGTTTCTGGTGAAACTATCGCATCCAAAGTAGAAACATTAGAAGACAAGATTGAGAAAGTAACGGCATCTGTTGATGATATCAAAAAAGACTATAATTATACTAGAGGAAATTTATATTCAATTATAGAAAAGGGTCAAGAAGCAATCAATGGAATTCTTGAACTTGCCCAAGAAAGTGAAATGCCTAGAGCATATGAAGTTGCAGGTCAATTGATTAAAAATGTTGCAGATGCCACTGATAAATTAATGGATTTACAGAAAAAACTTAAAGATATTGAAGAAGAGAAGGTTTCAAAAGGACCCACAAATGTCACCAATGCTCTTTTTGTTGGATCTACTGCAGAATTGTCTAAATTACTGAAGAATGGATTAAACACAGAAGATAAATAAATAAAATAAAAAATGTTAAAGTTAAAACCTCATCTTTCGGTTCAACAGATTGCAAAGAAGCATCGTCTTGATGTTTCTTTCGTCCAAAAACAACTGGATATGGGAGAACCAATTGAGCATGAACATACTAAAGATCATTCTCTTGCAATGGACATTGCACTTCAACATTTAGACGAAATTCCTGATTACTATACTCGTCTAAAAAAAATGGAGTCAGATGCAAAAAAAGAACATAAAAAGTTTAGAGATATAAAGGAAAATGCAATTTCTGAACTTGAAAATGGTCTTAAAAAGTTATCAAACCCAACATATGATAGTATTGATAATTTGATGAGAGGTATTATGAAAAAACATAATATTTCTGCAAAAAATTTACACAATTCTTTTGTTAAAGTTCACGACAAAACTCCAGATACTTGGATAAAAACCATGAAAGAATCTCACGAAGAGCAAAGATATTGTCCTCTTTGTGACAAAAGAGAGGAACGTTCGCAATGTTCCTATGGTGGAAAAGCATGGGACAAAGTTTCTGTAAAAGATCATGAATATTCAATGGTACGTTCAGAACTTGATACTTTAGTAAGGGCAGCAGAAAGAATTAAAAAGAAAGTTGGTAAAGGTGAAGGTAGTTTAGAGGCATGGGTCCAATCTAAAATTACTAAAGCAGCAGACTATATTGATACGGCAGCAGATTATATTGCAAGTGGAGAAATGGAAGAAGCAGCAAATCCTGCCCAACAAGCAGCAATTGCAATAAGTATGAAAAAGAAAGGAATAAAACCAAAATCAGAAGTTGATGAAGCATGTTGGGTTGGATATAAACAAGAAGGTTTAAAGAAAAAAGGAAAAAAAATGGTTCCAAACTGTGTTCCAACAAATGAAGCAAAGGCACTTGGATTTGAAATTAAAAAATCATCAGGTGCTGGAGCATTAACTCCAGATGCTGCAAAGCAACTTGGAGATAAAGCAGTGGCACTTCAAAGGAAAAAAGCAGCAGAAGTTTCTTTACCAAAAATAAAAGAAGAGAAACTTGTAGATAAAATTCTTGGGGAACTTCAAGAAGAATCAAAATCTGGAGATTCATCACTCCATGATTGGTTTACAAAAAGTAAATCATCCGATGGAAAACCAGGATGGGTTCAGTTGGGTGGCAAATATGCTGGTAAATCTTGCGCCAAACAACCAGGACAAACTGCCAAACCAAAATGTGGTAGTTCTAAAATGGCATCAGAAATGTCTCCAGAAGAAGAAGATAATGCGGTAAAAAGAAAAAGAAAGGAAGATCCAAATTCAAAAAGAAGTGGAAAAGCAAAAAATGTCGCAACAGAAGAATTTGTAAATGAGGATGCTTGTAAAGAAAAAGTAAAATCTAGATATAAAATTTGGCCAAGTGCATATGCATCCGGAGCACTTGTAAAATGTCGTAAGGTTGGTTCTGCAAATTGGGGAAATAAATCCAAAACTAAAAATGAAAATGTCACCATTGAAGATGCAAATGGAAATACTTTTGCTGAAGTAGTTGATTTAATTAAACCAGATCCAATCAAAGGTTTTAAATCACAAATTGAAGAGGCAACTCGTCTTCAATCAGAGACAGGAAACATTCTTGCAGTTATTTTAAGCTGGAGAGGAAAAACTTATTCTATTAGAATGTTTTTTCCACAAGTTAAGGTTCCGTCTAAAAAAGATGTAACTGCAGAAATTCAAAAAGTGTATCCAGGAGCAATAGTTCTTCAATTTAATATTTCAACACTTCAGGCAGGAATGCCTCTAATTCAAGTTGTAAACTCAAGATCAAAGAACTATCTTTTAAACAATAAAACTATAGGGGAAGAAGTTGAACTTGATGAAGAAGGTCCAGTATTATCAGTCGGTAGAGGAGAAAAACTGCCGGTAAGTAAAGGTGCGGGACTTACTGCAAAAGGAAGGAAAAGGTATAATAGTGAGACTGGTTCACATCTTCAAGCACCAGTAACTGGTGACGTAAAACCAGGAAGTAAAGCGGCACAACGTCGTAAGAATTTTTGCTCTCGTAGTAGAAGTTGGGACGGAGAGAGAGGATTAGCAGCAAGAAGACGTTGGAAGTGTTAGATAGTATTTTGAAAAATTTGGATAAAAAATAGAGTGTAATATGTCTACTAATAATGAGATTTATCTCGGCAATCCTCTGCTGAAAAAAGCAAATACTGCAATTGAATTTACTCAAGAGCAAATTGAGGAGTTCATTCGTTGTAAGAGTGATCCAGTTTATTTTGCAAAACATTATGTAAAAATTGTGACTTTGGATCATGGTTTGATGCCTTTTGAGTTGTATCCATTCCAAGAGAAGTTAATCAATAATTTTCATAATAATAGATTTAATATTTGTAAGATGCCCAGACAGACTGGAAAATCTACAACTGTCATATCATTTCTTTTACATTATGCAGTTTTTAATGATAATGTAAATATTGGTATTCTTGCAAACAAAGCAGCAACTGCAAGAGAACTTTTAGATAGACTCCAAACTGCATATGAAAATTTGCCCAAATGGATGCAACAGGGTATTATTGCTTGGAACAAAGGATCTCTTGAATTAGAAAACGGATCTAAAATTCTTGCGGCATCTACATCTGCATCTGCTGTAAGAGGAATGTCATTCAACATTCTATTCCTTGACGAATTTGCATTCGTTCCAAACCATATTGCAGATTCTTTCTTTGCTTCTGTATATCCAACCATTACATCAGGTAAAAGTACAAAAGTTATTATAGTTTCAACGCCACATGGTATGAATCATTTCTACCGTATGTGGCATGATGCAGAACGTGGAAAAAATGAATACGTATTCACGGACGTTCATTGGAGTGAAGTTCCTGGAAGAGATTCTGTATGGAAAAAGCAAACAATTGATAATACTTCCGAGCAGCAGTTCAAGGTTGAGTTTGAATGTGAATTTTTAGGATCAGTAGATACTCTGATTGCACCATCCAAACTCAGAACCCTCGTCTATGACCATCCTAAGACCCGTAGCGCAGGTTTAGACGTTTATGTGGACCCAGAAGACGAACACGACTATTTAATGACTGTGGACGTTGCTAGAGGCGTAGGTAATGATTACTCAGCGTTTGTTGTTGTAGATATTACATCATTCCCACATAGAGTTGTTGCAAAATATAGAAATAATGAAATTAAACCTATGCTATTTCCAAGTGTAATTTACGATATAGCAAAGAGTTATCATAATTCATATATTTTATGTGAAGTAAATGATGTTGGAGATCAAGTAGCATCTATTTTACAATATGATTTAGAATATAATAATATTTTGATGTGTTCTATGAGGGGTAGGGCAGGACAAATCGTCGGTCAAGGATTTTCTGGCAAAAAAACTCAATTGGGAGTTAAAATGTCAAAAACTGTGAAAAAGATTGGTTGCCTCAACTTAAAAACTATGATTGAAGAGGATAAATTATATCTCAATGATTATGAGATTATTAGTGAATTAACTACGTTTATTCAAAAACACAACTCATTTGAAGCAGAAGAGGGATGTAATGATGACTTGGCAATGTGTCTAGTCATATATGCTTGGTTAGTTGCTCAAGATTATTTTAAAGAACTTACTGATCAAGATGTTAGAAAAAGACTTTATGAAGAACAGAAAAATCAAATAGAGCAAGATATGTCTCCATTTGGATTTGTTTCTGATGGATTTGAAGAAAATAGTTTTGTAGATACTGATGGAGATAGGTGGCATCTTGATGAATATGGTGATCGTGCATATATGTGGGAGTATCTGTAAATATCAATTTTAATAAATATTTTTTAGATAAACTGAAAGTACTAGGAGAAAAACATGGCGACTCCTCAATTATCTCCAGGTGTTCTTACCAGAGAGGTTGATTTAACGGTAGGAAGAGCTGATAATGTATTAAGTAATGTTGGGGCAATTGCTGGTCCTTTCCCCATTGGTCCCATTGATCAGGCAACAGATATAGCAACAGAGAACCAACTCATTCAAGTTTTCGGTAAACCACTTTCTACCGATGCACAATACGAGTATTGGATGAGTGCGTCTTCGTATCTCTCTTATGGTGGTGTTCTTAAAGTTATTAGAACTGATGGAACAAGTTTGAGAAGTGCTAATAGTGGATTTAATACCGCAGTTAGTACAACTCTCAAAATTAAAAACTTTGATAACTATAACGCATCGTTTTCATCAGATGCTCAAACATGGGTTTTTGCAGCAAAAACGCCTGGATCTTGGGCAAATAACTTAAAAATCTGTGTAATTGATGATAGAGCAGATCAAACTATTGGCATTTCCACCACAAATCCAGGAAATCTTGGCGCTACAATCGGATTTGGGGTTACTACTCCTCTCGTATCTCAAAATATTGCAGGGGTAGGAACAACTGGATTATTTAGCGGATATATTAAAGGTATTATTACCGGTGTTACTACAGATTCTGTAACTGGCAATAGTTCAATTGATGTAAAAATTCTTTCAAGAGTTTCTACTGCTACAACCAGTACAGCATCGGTAGAAACTCCAATTTCATACTCCCAGAACAGTCCAACTGCATCCTTTGAAGCATCTGATACTCTGACATTCTTTAATAATTCAGGAATTGCGACAGGAACTCAAACCGCAACAACGGCAGTTGACTGGTACGATCAACAAACTCTTGGTCTTACAAATGGAGCAACTGTTTATTGGAAATCAATCGCACCAAAACCAGTTTCAAATACTTATGTTACCACCAGAAATGGTAAGAATGACAGTTTGCATGTTGTAATTATTGACGATACTGGAAGTGTAACTGGTATTCAAGGAAACTTACTTGAAAAGCATATTGGTCTTTCAAAAGCAGCGGATGCTATTTCCGCAGTAAATTCTCCACAGAAGATTTATTGGAAAGATTATCTGGCGACATTCTCTTCTTATGTTTATGCAGGAGCCAATCCTTCATCTGGAATAGATACCACCAACAATACTACTCCTCGTGCGACAGGATTTACTGGAGTTGCAACTTCATATGTTGGAGTAACAACTGCTGCTGGGCAGTGGGGCAATAATGCACAAAGTACTACATTTAGTGCTATTGGAAACGTAACTTATACCATCTCTGGTGGTGTTGATTATAGTGCCGGTGGCGGAATGACGGCAACTCTTGGTGATTTAATCAACTCATATAATCTTTTCGCAAATAAAGATGAAGTGAAAGTTGATTACTTAATTATGGGACCTGGATTTGGTGGAGATGCTAATAACCCACAAGATTCGCAAGCAAAAGCAAACTCTCTGATTTCCATTGCACAAAACAGAGCAGATTGTGTTGCAGTTATTTCACCACACAGAACTTCTGTTGTTGATATTACGAATACAAATACTCAAACTGACAATATTATCAAGTTCTTCAGTCCAATTCAATCTTCTTCTTATGCAGTCTTTGATAGTGGATATAAGTACACCTATGATCGCTTCAATAATAGGTTCCGTTACATTCCCTGCAATCCTGATGTTGCAGGTCTGATGTGTAGAACAAACATTGTTGCATATCCATGGTTCTCTCCTGCTGGTCAGCAAAGAGGTATTCTGAATAATGCAATCAAACTTGCATATAATCCAAGCAAAGATCAAAGAGATAGACTTTATCCACAGAGAATTAACTCTATTGTCAATCAACCTGGTATTGGCGTTCTTCTCTTTGGGGATAAAACTGCTCTTGCTTATTCATCTGCATTTGATAGAATTAACGTTCGTCGTTTATTCCTTACTGTTGAACAAGCACTTCAAAGAACTGCTCAAGCACAACTCTTTGAATTAAATGATCAAATCACCAGAGCAAACTTTGTAAATATTGTTGAACCATATCTTCGTGATATTCAAGCAAAGAGAGGTCTTTATGGATACTTGATTGTTTGTGACGAAACAAACAACACTCCTGATATTATTGATAATAATGAATTTAGAGCTGATATTTACCTGAAACCAGCTAAATCAATTAACTACGTAACTCTCACCTTTGTTGCAACGAGAACTGGTGTCTCGTTTGAAGAAGTTGCTGGAACTGTTTAATCTTATTATATAAATTAATTACAGAAGGAGGAACTTAAAATGGCAATTCCAACAAAAGGAATCTCTCAATTCAAATCAAAACTGATTGGTGGCGGTGCTCGCCCCAATTTATTTGAAGTCAATGTTACTTTTCCAGCAGGAGTATCACTTGGTGTTCAAGGTGATGGAAACTCTGCATTTGATTCTGATAACTTCAGATTTCTTTGTAAGGCAGCGGCACTTCCTGCATCAACTGTCGCTCCAGTTGATGTACCCTTTAGAGGTCGTATTTTAAAAGTTGCTGGAGACAGAACTTTTGAACCATGGACATTAACTGTTATCAATGATGAGAATTTTACTCATAGAAGATCATTTGAAGCTTGGATGCAAAATATTGCACAATATAGCGATCATTCTGGTAAAACCAATCCAGCAGATTATATGGGACAAGCAGTTGTTTATCAACTTGGAAGAAGTGCTTCCACTAAACAGGGAACAGGAACTGCAGGAACAAACGCAAGAATACTTGCTCAATATAGATTTGTTGATGTTTTCCCAACTAGTGTTTCTGCAATTGATCTGTCTTATGATACTACTGATACTATTGAAGACTTTACAGTAGAGTTACAAGTTCAGTACTTCTATCCAGAAGCTGCTGGTGTTGGTGGTTGATAAATAGTACGCTAAGTTAATACTTAATCATGGCAAAACTATTTGGATTTTCAATTGGAGATAAAGAAAATTTATCTCCAACTACTTTATCTCCCGTTGCTCCTAATAGTGAGGACGGGAGTGATTTTTACTTAAGTAGTGGTTTTTTTGGTTCTTATGTTGACATTGAGGGTGTTTATAGAACTGAATTTGATTTAATTAAAAGATATAGAGAAATGGCACTTCATCCAGAATGTGATAGTGCCATTGAAGATATTGTAAATGAAGCAATTGTTTCAGATACAAATGACAGTCCTGTGTCAATTGAACTGTCAAATCTTAATGCAAGCGATGGCATTAAGAAAAAAATTAGAGATGAATTTAAATATATTTTAGAACTTCTTGATTTTGATAGGAAGTCTCACGAAATTTATAGAAATTGGTATATTGACGGTAGACTGTATTACCATAAGGTGATTGATTTAAAAAGTCCTCATGAAGGAATTAAAGAATTAAGATATATTGACGCAATAAAAATGCGTCATGTTCGTCAACAAAAACATAATGATAAAAATAATAGAAAATACAGTCTTTCAAATGTAAATGAAGACAACCCAATGAATTATGAATTTCCTGAAATTGAGGAATATTTCATTTATAATCCAAAAATGTCTTCTCCCTCAACTAGTTCATTCTCTTTGGGTGGGAGTACTGGAGGAATCAAATTTGCCAGGGATTCTATTACATATTGTACCTCAGGTCTTGTAGATAGAAATAAAGGTGCAACACTTTCATATTTAAACAAGGCAATTAAATCTCTCAATCAACTTCGTATGATTGAAGATTCTCTGGTCATCTATAGACTTTCTAGAGCGCCAGAAAGAAGAATTTTTTACATTGATGTTGGAAATCTTCCTAAAGTTAAGGCAGAACAATATCTTCGTGATGTTATGATGAGATATCGTAATAAGCAAGTTTATGATTCCGCAACTGGTGAAATTCGTGATGATAAAAAGTTCATGGCAATGCTTGAGGATTTTTGGTTGCCTCGTAGAGAAGGTGGTAGAGGGACTGAAATTTCTACACTTCCGGGTGGACAAAATCTTGGTGAAATTACTGATATTGAATATTTTAAGAAAAAACTTTATCGTTCACTGAATGTTCCTCCTTCAAGAATGGATGGAGAAGGTGGATTTAATCTTGGACGCTCTTCAGAAATTCTTCGTGATGAAGTTAAGTTCAGTAAGTTTGTTGCAAGATTGAGAAAGAGATTTTCAGCAATGTTTAATGATATGCTGAAAACCCAATTGATCCTTAAAAATATTATTACACCAGAAGATTGGGAAGTAATGGATGAACATATTCAATATGACTTCCTCTATGATAATCATTTTGCAGAACTCAAAGATGCAGAACTTCTCAACGAAAGAATAAATATGGTTCAAGTTGCCGAACCATATGTTGGAAAGTATTTTTCACAAGATTATGTAAGGCGCAAAATTCTTCGCCAAACTGATGAAGAAATTATTGAACAAGATAAATTGATTAAAAAAGAAATAAAAGATGGCACTATTCCTGACCCAAGTATTCCAGTTGATCCTATGACTGGAATGCCTATAGAACCTGGAATGCAACAACCAGGACAACCAGGAGCTGCTGGAATGAATCTTGGAGCACCTGTGATGGAACCAAATATGGATGGTGTAAATGGAGGAGGAGCAACTAAGGCCAGTGGAAAAGATGCTGAAATGAATACTTCAATAGTAAAGATGCCTAAAGGTGGTGAGATATAAATAAAAAAGATTATTATAAAATAAGAAAATGGATGATCTTCTGGATATGATTGCTACTGATGAGTCTCCCTCACAGATTAGTGATAAAATTAAAGATTTACTTTTTGCCAAGTCAGCAGAACAAGTTGATGCATTTCGTCCCGTAGTTGCACAATCAATTTTTGGAGATGATTCTTCTGATTCTGAGGAAGAGTAAAGAATTGATAAATAGTTACTAAATGAATTATAACAATAATGGCGCATAGACCAGTTGGTGCTGGCATTTCACTTTCAACAAGTGCCACTTCAGGATTAACAACTTCATTCGTTGCAAAATCTGATGTAATAAGAGTAGTTGCTGTTACTTCTGGAGCATTCGTAGCAATAGGAACTAATCCAACTGCTACGAATGCAGACTACTATATTCCGGCAGGAAACTCAGCAACTCTTGCGGTGACAAAGGCATCAAATAGAGTTGCAGGAATTACTACTGGAACAACGACTATAATTGATTGTCCAGAAGGAACTCAAGCACCATTTGGAGTTGGTGATTGGGTATCTTTGACTGGTTCACCTTTTCATAATTTTTCACATGTCCCAGTTATTTCGGTAAACGTATCTTCCAACGTTGAAGGATTCTTTCAAAAAAGATTTACCGTAGGTTATAACTCAAGCGGTATTGTGACTGCATTTGATCCAGCATCAGGTGCTTCAGTAAGTCTTTCATATAGATTAGCAGCAATAACGGAAGGTTCTGCTGGTGTTGTTTATGCACAACAAGTACAAATCTCAGGAATGGCATGATGAAACTCATCACAGAAGAAATCGAATCCGTAGAAGTTATCACTGAAAGTATTAACGGCAAAAAAACTCTTTTTGTGGTTGGACCATTTTTACAAACGGAACAACAAAATCGGAATGGTAGAGTATATCGTCGTGATATAATGGAACGCGAAGTTAAAAGATATACTGAACAGTATATTAATAAGGGTCGTGCCTTAGGTGAACTTGGACACCCTGATGGTCCAACAATTAATCTTGATCGCGTTTCTCATTCCATTGTGGAACTTGTTCAGAAAGGTAATGATTTCATTGGTAAAGCAAAGATTCTTCCTACTCCAATGGGAAAAATTGCAGAATCTCTTTTAAGTTCTGGTGTAACTCTTGGTGTTTCTTCTCGTGGTATTGGATCACTGAGAGAAACCAGAGAAGGTTATAAAGAAGTTGGTGAAGATTTTATGCTTGCTACTGCTGCCGATATCGTTGCTGATCCTTCTGCACCTGATGCTTTTGTTCGTGGAATTATGGAAGGAAAGGAATGGGTATGGGATGGTGGAATTCTGAAAGAACAGGCAGCACAAGCAACAAAGAGAAGAATCAATACTCTTGTGGACCAAAGGCGTCTAGAAGAGCATAAGATTGACTTATTTAATAATTTTTTAAATTCGTTGTAAATTATTAAATTATAAATAAATATAGTTATTAACAAAGGTTAGTCGGAGAGTTCAAATGTCTCGTGGAGATTTACAAGAAATGGAAATAGGCACAAAGCAATCCAATACTGCCGCCAATTCAGGCGCAAAATCGGGTATGCCAATGCCAAACTTGTCCGGTTCAACACCGGGACAAACTGGCAACTGGGAAGATTTAGGTGGACCAGATCCTTCTAATTATAAATCAACTGATGATTCAGCAAAACTTAAAACACCCGGAACAACTCTTAAGCAAGTTAAGAACGTTGTCAATAAAGGTGCAACGGCAGGAATGGCAATGCCAACTGTCAATAAAGAAGATGCTGACTATGAGTATGATGAAGATGAAGAACTCTTAGAATCTTCCGAAAAGGAAAAAGAAGGAAGTGAGAGTGATAAGAAGGAAGACAAGAAAGAGTATGGTAAAGAAAATCCTTCTGCATCTGAAGAAGATGATAAGAAAAAGAAGGAAGATGAAGATGAAGATGTAAAGGAAGAATTTGATATTGAAGAAGATGTCAATGCTCTTCTTGAAGGTGAAGATCTTTCAGAGGAGTTTCAAGAAAAGGCAAGAACAATTTTTGAAGCTGCTCTTAGATCAAAAGTTTATGATATTAAAGAAGCACTTGAAGAGCAATATGCAGTTGCTCTTGCCGAGGAAGTAGAGGAAATCAAAACTGAACTTTCTGAACGTGTAGATGCATACCTTGAATATGTATCTGAAGAGTGGTTCATTGAGAACTCTCTCGTAATTGAGGGCGGTCTCAAAGAAGAACTCACCGAGTCCTTTATGACTGGTCTGAAAGGACTTTTTGAAGATCATTATGTATCAATCCCTGAAGATAAGTATAATGTTTTAGAGAATATGGTAGAAAAACTTGATGAAATGGAGACAAAACTCAACGAGCAAATTGAGAAGAATGTTTCCCTTAACAGGCGTCTCGCAGAGTCGGTTGCTGATGGAATCTTAGATCAAGTTTCTGAAGGTCTTGCAGACACTCAGAAAGATATGCTCGCTTCACTTGCCGAAAGTGTTGAGTTTGAA